GTTTCATCTTCCACGTTGCATGTGCGAGTTTCTTGCATCTATCGGTGGGTGATTCCACTCGGTACATACGCATGGCGTCGGCGAGGCACTGTTCGTAGGACATCTTTAGAATGTTGTAATTACAAGAGTGGGTCTATGTGACTTAGGATATAGAACTGCACAATTTTTCAGAAACAAATGAAATTACTGGAACAGATACTGCATTACCAGGTAATAACTCTATGAAACGCTTTTTAATTCTGATTACACCATAGATGTATCTCTTATTATGTGAAACCACATTGGAAATGAATGCCTAACACCACTACGTATTTCAGTTATACCATGCACGTAATCTATATTAGATGGGAATAAAACGAGTTTTCCCTTTTCTGGTTCAATACTCACAAGTAATTCCGGAAAAAATATTTTACCACCCTCAAAATCATCATTAAGATACAATATAGCAGTATAGTCTCTAATTTCGGTACCTGGGTGAAAGTGAAGATTTCCGGTAAAAAGATTCACTGTATCACAATGTGGTGGCATACGTTGTCCGGGATACCACGAGACTACGTCAGTATAAGTCATCCCAACTTTATGACCAAATGTTTCGAATGCTTTATTTTTAATTCTATCTATAATATCCGTTAATACATCACGTGATGGAAATGATTCTACATATCTACTTCTACCCGCATAAAATGGAAATACTTTATCAGCTGGTATAGTTGGTGTAGATGGTATCTCACCGACAATTTTGTCACACGTGGTATCATGAACAAACTTGGGTATTTCGTATATATCCATTATATAATTAGTTATATAAATTTATATTGTCATTTGCACACGGGTGTGTAATCAAAGACACCGTTTTCTTACATGTCAATTACAATCAAAATATTTATACCATTTCTAATGATTTTTAAGGCTGATATACAACTCGGTGTTGTCGCGCAGACACATTGTGATCTCGCAACCTAATTTGAACAAGCGTTTGGAAAATTCTTTGCCGTCTAGCGCTTTCAAAACGTCGTCCATTACCTCATTTGCGCTTGAATTACGAATATGGAGTGTTATACGTTCTCCATCTGAGTACTTGTAACTAGATCGACACATCCACCCAACGAAATTAGTGTACCTCTTGAACGAGCTTTTTCTACCTGGCTGATCGGTGATCGATGAGAAACATTTCAATAAGTCTTCAGTTTCAATGCCCATATATATCAACTGTCGCAAACGCTGGAAACTTGGTGACGTCACTTCCGTCATAACGGTTCCATAGTTACAGAGCATCTTGAAGTGCTTGATCTTCGCACCAGTATAGTCAAATGCTCGGAGGGTCTTGGCGTCGACAGACGCGGAAGCTTGCATTATCTTAATCGAACGTTTATTAAATAATTAAAAGTGAAATTCGACTTAGGTACTAACCTCAAGTCAAAAAACAAAGACCCCTACCTTTGTTTTTAAAAAACAGCTTAAGTGGAAGCCTCGTTTATTAAAAATCAAGTAAAAATGAGTGAAAGCATTCAAAAGCTTACCCACGTCGAGCACATCTTGAAGAGACCAGACTCATATGTTGGCCCTGTGTCTCGTGTTGGTGAACAGTATTGGGTCAAGGAAGGTGATGGTTTCGAAAAGAAAACCGTCATCTATGCACCCGCGCTTCTTAAGATTTTTGACGAAATTCTTGTCAATGCCATCGATCGTAATTCACTCTATCCAAAACAGGTAACGTCCATCTCCGTCAACATCGACCGAGAAAAGGGTGAAATCAGTGTTGAGAACAATGGACCTCTCGGAGGCATCGCGGTCAAGGAACATGAAAAAGAGAAGATTTGGAATCCGGAACTCACGTTTGGGCATCTTCTCACGAGTACCAACTACGATGATTCGCAACAGCGTGTCGTCGGTGGTAGAAATGGATACGGCGCAAAACTCACGAACGTGTACTCGAGTAAATTCTCCATCAAAATCAAGGATTCCGAAAACAAGACGACGTACACACAAGAGTGGACAGATAACATGAAGACGTGTGGAAAGCCGAAGATGCGTAGCTACTCCGGAACGACATCAAGTGTATGCGTCACGTTTACGCCAGACTGGTCAAGATTCGGTATGAAATCAATGGATGAACACATCTTCAAGATTTTCGAGAAGCGTGTCTACGACGCGAACATCTGTACCACACCGGGATGTAAAGTCAAGTTCCAAGGAGAAGCTCTTCTAAAAACTGCATTCAATGAATATGCTAAAATGCACACAAAAACAGACGAAGTTTGTACATTCAGTTCAGATAGGTGGTCTGTGTGTGTCGCGCCATCCGAAGATGGATTCGAACAAGTGTCGTTCGTAAATGGTATTTGTACGACCAAAGGTGGGAGTCATGTAGACCACGTGGCGGGTATTCTCGCGTCGAACATCATCGACGAGATGGCAAAGAAAATCAAACTCAAACCGCAACAAGTGAAGAATGCATTCATGGTTTTCGTGAAGGCAACACTCGTGAACCCAACGTTCAGTAGTCAGGTCAAGTCTGAGTGTACTCTCAAACCACAGGAATTTGGGAGCAAATTTGAGCCAACGAAAAAGCTCATCAAAGATATTCTCAAAACGAATGTACAATCCGAACTCATGGCACTGTCCAAGTTCAAAGAAATGAAAGAGCTTCAAAAAACGGATGGTGCGAGAAAGTCTAAAATCACCGGCATACCAAAGTTAGATGATGCAAATAAGGCGGGTACCGCACAATCTGGAAAGTGTACGCTCATCATCACAGAGGGTGATTCAGCGAAATCACTCGCAGTCGCTGGACTCTCTGTAGTTGGACGTGATTATTACGGGGTATTTCCACTTCGCGGTAAGTGCAAAAATGTGAGAGATGCATCTGTCAAACAACTCACGGAGAACAAGGAGTTCAGTGACCTCAAGAAGATTTTAGGTCTTCAACAAGGTAAGGTGTATACGTCGCTCAATGAACTCCGATACGGTCGTCTCATGATCATGACGGATGCCGATACTGATGGAAGTCACATCAAGGGTCTTGTACTCAACATGATTCATTACTTTTGGCCGAGTTTACTTGACCTAAATTTCGTGGTGAGCATGGTGACACCTATCATCAAAGCCACCAAGGGTTCTCAAACCATGTCTTTCTACACGGATTCCATGTTTAGAACGTGGTATGGAAATGGGAGACCCGGTTGGAAGATTAAGTACTACAAGGGTCTCGGTACTTCCACGTCTGCCGAGGCTCGAGAGTATTTCAAGAACATCGAACAGCTCACGGTTAAATTTGATACAGACGAAAAAACAGATGATTCTGTAGTACTCGCGTTCGATAAAACAAGGGCTGATTCTCGTAAGACGTGGCTCTTAGAAAGCACCGAAAAAGAGAGTTCGGAACTTGAAATCCCATACGGAAATGTCGAACGAATTAACATCACAGAATTCATTCACAAAGATCTAGTAAATTTCAGTCTCGCAGATTTGAAGCGTTCTATTGCACACGTGTCTGACGGTCTCAAGCCCTCTCAAAGAAAGGTCATGTATTCATGCTTCAAAAAGAATTTGACGAATGAAATGAAAGTCGCACAATTGGCGGCATACGTCGCAGAAACATCGGCATATCACCATGGAGAAGTGTCTCTTGCGGATACGATCGTAAAATTAGCACATAATTTTACTGGTTCGAACAACATCAACCTTCTCGAGCCGTGTGGTCAATTCGGTACGAGACTCATGGGTGGTAAAGATGCGAGCCAAACGAGGTACATCTTTACGAAGCTCACAAAACATGCAAGAAAACTCTTTGATGCTAGAGATGACGCGGTACTCAAGTATCTCGATGATGACGGCAGACCCATCGAACCAGAATATTACGTGCCAGTGTTACCTACAGTTCTCATCAATGGTACTGAGGGTATTGGAACGGGATTCAGTTGTTATGTACCACCGTTCAACCCAAAAGACATTTGCGAAAACATAGAACGAGCTATTTACGGCGAAACACTCAAAGAAATGAAACCGTGGTTTGACAAGTTCAAGGGTCGTGTGTTTAAAAACGAAGAAGGGTTATGGATCACAGAGGGTGTGTGGACATGCAATAGCGCTGGAACTAACCTCAAAATTACCGAGCTTCCACCGGGTCGCTGGACACAGGATTACAAAGAATATCTGGATGGTCTCGTGGAAAAGAAGATTATTTCTGGATTCGTAAACAACAGCACGACAGAAGACGTGAATTTCACTATCACGGGATACACCGGGAAAAACCTTGTGAAGGATTTTAAGCTTCAAAAATCATTTCATGTGAGCAACATGCACCTATTCCACCCGACCAAGGGTATCAAGAAATATGAAAGCCCAGAGGACATTTTAACGGATTTTGTGGACATTAGAATTGATGCATACAAGAAACGAAAAGCGCATCTTCTTCATGTTCTTACAGAAAAGGTGAAAAAACTAGAAAACGTGTCTAGTTTCGTAAACGCCGTCATCAACGAGCGCATCATCGTATTTAAGAGAAAGAAAAATGAACTCGAAGATGAGATTTCTAAATCATACGATGCGGTCGATGGCTCGTATGATTATTTGCTCAACATTAAGACCTACCAGTACACGAAAGAAGCTGTACAGTCGCTGAACGAGGAGACCGATACCATCAAGAAAGAGTTGGAAAAATTGGCGGCCACGAGTCACATCTCCATGTGGAAAATGGATTTAAAAATATATAAGCAATAAGTAGTATGTGTGATAGATCCGGTCCAGATACCGGAGCCACACTTTGTCTGTCAGCCCTCGGGCAACAGGACACATATCTTTTAGGCGAAAATTCACCCTTTAAGTATGAATCTAAACGACATTCAAATTTTAGAAAGTTTCATAGAAGTTTTAATGTTAACAAACCTTCGAGTGCATCAGATGGATGGCCTTTCGGTCAAACCATAAAAGTTACATTTAGACCACAAGATATGGGAGATCTTCTCTCGAATATGTATATTAAAATAAACTTACCAGGTCTTTCGGGTACACAGTATAATTACGCGGATAGAGTTGGGAGACATCTATTTAAATCTATCACCATGCGCGTTGATGAAAATATAGTTGAAATATACAAAGATGATATTGGATTCATATATGATGAAATGTACCTCGATCAATCGGAAAGCGCGAGTAGAATATATACAGATGGACGTTTTGTTTACAGAGAATCTGTGCTAGACCAAGGACTCAATTTTTTCAGAGGTCTCGATACAACCGTATATGTACCTATTCCATTTTTCTTCTCAAGAGCCTATGAATCGTCTGATTATGAAACAAATATACACAATAGACCATACTTTCCTTTGTGTGCGATTAACAAACAAAAGCTTGAGTTTGAAATTGAATTTAGACCTCAGACATTTTTTACAGATGACCCGGTTGATTTGACAGTAAAAGAGTTTGATATCGTGACAGAAGAAATTACACTCACACCCGAAGAACGACTCTTTTACACATCTAGAAAATACGAAATGATAACCGATGTGTTCAAGACTCACCCCAAGTTTGACATAGAACCCGGAGAACATAAAGTAAAATTTGAACTCACACCCGAAAATCGCGTAAAGACACTTCACTTTTTCTTTAGAAACAAATTGTTTGAGAACGATAGTGTCGCGAGTAACGCAAACGCCACGGATCAAATATACGATTATTATCACAATCGGTTCAATCTTGGACCAAAACCATCATACAAACGTGCAATTGATTCATTGTCCGATGACGTAGCGGTCGCAGCGAAGCTATTCATAGATGGTCAAGAACTTCCATTCATAAATTATGTAGATTCACACTATTATAGGTATCTCACCGTTTTGAACCATAAGTTTCATTCAACACCGAGAAATATATACACCTATACGTTTTCTATGAATCCAAGAAATGTTGACCCATCCGGAAGTCTAGACTTCACAAACATAAAGAACAACCGAACTACAATAGACTTTCAAATGAATCCTTATTTCGGGACGAATGAGTCATACACATGTCATATATACTACACAGCGTATAAGACGCTTACATTTGAAAACGGCTACCTTGAATCTCGAAGTGAGCCCATATCGTATTCTCCAAGTTTAGGAGAACAAGGTATGAGTGAAAATTCACGTATTATATACGAAGAATCACTTGCCGAATAATTTATCTTTATTTTCTTTTATGTAATTAATGATCCCATTTTTAATACACCATTTGATGAAATTGAGTTGCGCGAGCGTCGTATTGATTTCATCAGTTGTACCGGGGACTTTATATGAGATTTTGTCCGACCGACAAAAGGGGTCAAATAATTTCTTGCTATATCCATCAAGAGTAGATTTATAAGCACAATGCACGCTGAAAATCTTACCTTCGTTTGTCTTGTACATCAAATTAGTTTTCTTAGAATAGTTCGTGATGAACCATTCCAGATTTCGAAGAGAAATGCCACCAGTTTTAGACAAAATTTGTACGAGCGTTTGC